TTACTCGTTCAGAACATTCTTGACAATATTCTTCACTTACTTCCCAACCAAAAATACCATCTCCACCATCGGTTAAATTATATCCATTAGGAACTTTGGTATTGTATTTTTGAATATAAAAAATTTCAAGTTCATATGCCTGTTCAGCACTTTCAATTTCTTCAATTACTTCAATAGAAAAATTTTGTTCTCCATATTTTTGAATTGCTTCAGTTAAAAGAAATCCTCTTTTAGTATGTTGGGAAAATCTTTCTTCAATAGAAAATTTAGTTATACCAACATATTGCTTTTTATTTTCAATATTGGTAATCAAATAAATTTTATACATAGTCTAACTCATAAAGGGTATAATTATTTATAAAAATCTATTTCTTTATGAGTTAGACATTTAAGTTAAAGACCCAAAGTTTCTTTAGCAATAAGAAATTCACGAACTAATCCTGAACGAATAATATCATCAATACCAAATTCAATTATATCGATAGAAGGCATAGATTGTAATATTTTCATAAAATCAAGTATACCATTTCTTTCACTGGTCTTAATCAAATCCGACTGAGTAGCATCTCCACAGAAACAAATTTTACAATTTTCACCAACACGGGTTATTATAGAACATAATTCGTGAAAATTTGCGTTTTGGAACTCATCTACAATTATAACGCAGTTATCAAGAGTTGTTCCACGAAGAAATGAAGTGCTCCAGAATTTAACGGTCTCTTGAGATTTTAGATTTCCATAAAGCATTTCAAAATCAACATCACTTGGCATTTGAAACATATATTTCACCATATTCTTATAAGGAATTTGGTAAATATCTGCCTTGTCATCATGAGAACCTGGAAGAAATCCAATCTCTCTAGTAGCAACTAAAGACCTTACAATATAAACTTTTTCATAAGGACTTCTTTCATCAAGAACATCTTTTAAAGCATTGTAAAGTGTGATAAATGTTTTACCTGTTCCGGCACATCCATAGGCAACAAGATGTTTACCTTCAGCATAAGAATCAAAAAGTTTTCTTTGATTTTCAGTAAGAGGATCAATATCAATGAGATATTCAGAACTTAGAGGTTTTCTACGCTTCATCTGACGGGTTGTTAAACCAACGCCAATTGGTTGGTCATTCGTCCTTTTTCTTCTTGCCATATTAGAGTTTCTTTACGGTTGATTTTGGTGCCTTGCTGGCTTTTTCTAAGACCTCATTCCATCCTGGATTTCGTGCAATCAATTTGTCCCTCCACTCACCTACCTCACCTGGAGATGGGCAAGTTGAAGGATCAGACCAATCACGGATCCAATCAGGATTATCTTTCTTCCACTGATCCCAGTCATGGATACTCATTTCCACTTCTTTCTGTTCGCCAGTGACTTTGTTATAAATTGGATACGTCGCCATAAAGTTATGAATTCAAGACAAAAATATTTATGGACTCAAACGTGCTCTGTGAAGACGCTTCTCTTCATAATAACTCCAAACATTTGGAGTCCATTTTTGAAGTTCTGGGATAAAAGCATCACATAGTGCTTGAATCTCAAGTTGAGCATCAAGTTTTGAGCGGAGATCCATGAAGTGAAGTACAGAACGTAGATTAAAAGACACCACAAAGTTTTGACGAATTGCTTGAGGTAGATAGTCACGAATGTGCTCTTCACACATTCCTTGCTCATAATACTCTGCATACTCTTCACACTCCCCTAAAATACGTCCTAGTTTGTGCTGACGATGTTCTTCAGTCCACTCATACTTTTTACCCTTACGGTTAGTATAAAACCCTGCAGGGCGAACGTAAAAGACTTCCTCAACATCAAGTTGACGATTAGCAACCTTAACTACACGCTTGCCAGTATAACGCTGAGATTGAACATCCCAAGAGGTTCCTATACGGTGAGTTCGTGCCTGAACCACTACATTGTGAACAAAACCAGACACTGAAAATGTAATTCCAGGATGCTCTAATGGACCCCAGTGCCCTCTGTCATTTGCAAGAAGTTGTTCAACAATCCATTCTCCACATTTTTGAGATGAAGGGACATAAACTTCGTGAATAGGAACTTCTGAATAATCTCCTTTTCCTGCCTGCCAAATAACTTGCTCTGGAATAGGATAACACTGAAGTTTTACAACTTGAAGTCTTTTATCAAGTTCAAGAAGATCTTTTGCTTTAATGGGTTTCATTTTTTCCAAATCCTTTTGATGTTTTTGATTCTATTTCTGCTAGTTCTTGCTTTACAATTCGCAGTTGAGATTTCATTTCTTTAAGTTGCTCAGCAGAATAAAGGTGTTCCTGCTTAGTTACTCTCTCAAGGAGTTTTACTAATTTTTTTATTCTTTTAGTCATCTAAATCACTATCCTCAAAAATTTCATCATAATCCAAAATAGGTCGATTTTTTCTCCCCTCTCCAGTGTAAGAATACGTAGAAGAGTCGGAATAAACTTCCGTTTTCAAAGAATCTACAAGAAGTTCTAGATTACGAATGATAAGTTTTAGTTTTTCCTTATCCATAGATTTTGTTTTTCACATATTTTACATAAAAAAAGGGAAGAAGTCAATCTTCCCTTTGATTATTAAACATTTTTTCAAACCATTCCAGAAGATGAATTTTGTAACATGACCAATATTTTACTCCTCTGTAAGTCAAAAGATAACAAGCAGGTTTTCTCTGGTCAGGATCTTCATCGTGGTAATGGTAGTTCATCAGAACTTTGTTGCCATATAAAGTTGTGCTTCTCTAAGACGCTTTTCTTTAAGAAGTTTTTGTTTAATCAAAATTAGTGCCATAGGTTTGCTCCTTTACTTTTTGAGTATTGGTGCGTTGCTTCTCCCAATGGATACTTCCGCTGGATATCCAGTCAACGATTGTGAGTATTGTAGCATACTCTGGAGTATATATGCAACTAATTTTGTAACATAAGATACAATTTTATAAAATCTTCGCGTGAGAAATTTTTGGGGGAAAATTTTTTGCCCCCCTAGGGAAATCACTTTCGCTTTTTCTTTTCGGGTACTTTGTATCCCCAAAGTTTTGGATTTACTTTACCATAACCAAAACTAATGCTCTTTAGATTATCACGAAACTTATCCCAATACATATCAAATATTTTTATTCTAGAACCTCTAGTTAAATCAAAACAAATTTTATCATCAAGAAAATACTTAACAATATAAGCGTCATTTGGAACATCTTTAGTGCAAACTTCGGCGTAAGAACCATTTTGAATCAAAATATCACATCCATATTTTGATTTGCATGTTTCTTTTTCTGCTGGTGTCCAAGAGTATATAGAATTTTCCATATTTTCTACTTTTTCAATTAGATCATGCAATTTACTCACGAACGCCCTCCCCAATGAATATCAGGATATGCTTCCGAAACAATTTCTTTAGTAATCTTATACTTTGTTTGAAGTTGTTTATCTTTTACCAGACAAAGAATTTCTGCTTCAAGTGGATGAAGACCTTGAAGAATATTGATAAACATTGTTTCCCTGCGAAGGGAACTTAAACTATCATTACCACCCTTTACAAAATTATAAAATTTTTGATATTCTTTACGAATAGAAGAAAATCCTTGATCTTGCGATCCTAAAGAATTGCTTCCAACTTCATGCATTTTAATTACAGCATCATCAATCTTTTCAGTCATTGTTCCACTGAAAGAATTTTGTTCCCCTACGCTAGCGTAAGGAACTTCTCCTGATGGCAAACTAGAAATTACAGATTCATCAAAATTCCAAATAAAAATTGCTTTTAATGAAGGATCTTCATATTTTTTTAGAACTTCAACTTTTTTAGAATTTGTTCTCTGCTTAGAAAGAAGTTGAAGAATTTCAAAAATAAATGGATTAGCAGGCAGATCAAGAATTGGCGTATCTTTTGCTTTTACTGCAACTGCTTTTGGTTTAGTTGCTGCTTTTTTTTGTACTGTCGTGCTCATAAAAATCAATATATAAAATGATTGTAAGGTATTTAGTTATTCTTCTTCATCATCGATGTCTTCGTCATCAAAATAATCAGGATTAAAACTGATGGCCAATACTTCATCAGGAATTACATTTCCTTGACTGTCGAAAAACTCTGGATGAAGTTTTGGTTTATCTTGGTAATTCATCATATATTCTCTAGCGACCCAACCTGTTACAAGTCCCACTATAAGAAATAGGATGGTTAAAAAACAACCGAAAACTAAACTAGTTGCTAACATTTCTTTTCTCCGGGAAGTTACTTGTGCTTTTTCCTTGAATGAAAGGAAAATTCAAAATAAATGGTAACTTCCCGATTGAGAAAGCATACCATCTTTTCATATATTATGTGAAATGGTTTGGTCTGCTTTCTTTTTCCTCCGCTCAAAAGAAATTCAACACCACGATTAATGTGGTTATTGTTATTTATGTTCTTACTAGACAATTTTTTTCTCTTTGAGATATTTCACAGTATCTGTACATCCACCAAGTTTTTGATCATCACAAACTACTTGTGGAAATGTTGAACCTTCACCAAACTCAGAGTAAAACTCATCTCTAGTAAAATGCTCATCAAGATTATACACCACAAAATTGCTTCCCGTCAACTCTAAAATTTGTTTAACTTTATAGCAATATGGACATCCATCTTTGGAGTAAACAGTAAAATTCATGTGATTATTAAG